GGAGAGCTCTCTTCCTTCTTTATGGAATTCCGAAATATGGTTATCGCAACAGAGGACTCGCCGTTTCAAAGTTCTTTCTTTAAGTATTACTCCGAAGGAAGTGAAGAGTTTAAGGGGCTTTTAAAAAACTGTGAAAATGTAGTTATAGTAGACCCCGCCAAAACCACTAATCCTAAGAGTGCCGATTCGGCTATCCTCGGCGTAGGTTTTAATACAATTAACAACAAGATATTTCTTCGAGACTCTGAGAATGGAAAGTTCCATCCGGAGGAGATTTTCCAAAAAGCTTGTGATATGGCGGACAGACTTGGAACTGCTAATATTGGTTTTGAAACAACCGGTCTTTCTGAATTTGCACTTTGGCCCTTTCAGCAGTTTATTAATGCTAGGCCAAAATACTATAACATTATTGAAATAAAAGCTACACAAGACAAAGATGGAAGAATTAGGGGGCTTATTCCTTTTTACCGGATGGGAGTTGTTTTTCATAACTCTTCGCCGGCAATTAGTGGGCCTCTTGAATCACAATTACTTAGTTTCCCCTTCTCAAAACTAAAAGACGTAATGGACTGTTTCGCGAATATCATAAAGATGTTTTCTCTTGGGGAAAGGAATTTCTCTCAACAAAAGCTAGATTCTAATGGAAATATCCAAGAAGATGAAATAAGCGCAGAGGATGAATTTAAACTCCTAGAAGAAGAAGATAAACTTGAAGGTCCTGTTACCTATGGAAGGTGTTTATGAATAAAACCTTATCTGATGAACAAATAAAAGTCTTTTGGGAAGGACTTTCAATCCAAGGTTTAGATGAATGTTGGCATTGGATAAAAGGTGGCTTGCCTAGTGGGTATGGCCTATATAACTTTAATTGTACTAAAGAATATGCACATCGAATATCCTATAGATTAACACACGGAGAAATAAAAGATAATTTATTTGTATTACACTCTTGTGATAATCCAAGTATAACCAAGGACAATTAGGCATAATCTATGATGTATGTCAATCGCATATATCTAAAATTATACTAGGCAAAATATGGACTTAATGGCCGATGCCTTTAAAAGGGGGTGTTTAAGTGGATGATAAAGAACTAGAATATTCTCAAGAAATATGCCGCCTTAAACACCTAGATGTGGATAGGAGGATACAAGAATTGAGAACACTTCTTTATGCAATTCTAACAGCCTGTGTGGTAAATCCAATAGTTATCGCTATTATTGTAAAAATGCTATAAGGAGAAAAGAATGGCAAAGTTTATGAAGATAAGTTTTGAAGGTCTTGAGTTTTTGGAAAAAGAAGAAGGATGCATTTTGCATGTTTATAAAGATCAGGCGGGACTTCCGACTATTGGAATAGGGCATCTTCTTAGAAAGAGTGAACTTGATAGAGGCGGGATTTTCCTAGGCGGAAAGTTGGTTTCTTTTAAAGACGGAATTTCGCGGGAAGTTGCAATGGATCTTCTCGCACAAGACTTAGAAGAGAGAGAGAAAGTTCTAAACTCTCTTATAAAAGTCCAAGTAGATCAGGAACAATTTGACGCTCTTCTATCTTTCATGTTCAATATTGGAAACTTCGGGTTTGAATCTTCCACTCTTTTGAAGGAGTTAAACGCGATGCACTATTCCAACATCCCCGCCGAAATGCGGAAATGGAATAAAATCACTAAAGGTGGAAGGAAGGTTGTTGAACCTGGTTTAAAATCTAGAAGAGAAAGAGAAGCTAGACTTTTTAGTGAGAGGAAATACTCGTGATTTTTCCTACAAAAAATGAAGAGGAAAGAGCAAACAGAAAGGATATCTTTCGTTTGTTTCGAGATTATTTATGCCCGCGGGAAGATCATATTCCGGCATTAATCTATCTCGACACAAGAGAATTAACAAAAGAAGAAGCTCTAAAATTTCTAACAACTGCCGTTAGCGAACATAGAAAGAAAACAGGAATTAAAATGAATCTTATAATTCCAAGTGAGAATTATGCAAAAAGAGGCGCGGATGCGCCGGAGACTCCCCACTTGGCACGGAGTGAGAAAGACTAAGCTTTCGGCGGCGAGACGTTTTTGCTTTCCCCACAAGGGTTTTCGCGCCAACGGCGCGTCTTGTTATAAAAAGAAAGGAAAAGAAAAATGACTAGCGATTTCCTATCTCCCTTAGAAGTTCGACTTCTACCAGAAGTAGAAGGAGATTCTTATTGGCAATTAATAAATCCACTTATTTATAAATCAGATTTAGTTGGAGTTATAATAGTCCCTAGTGGATTTGTTACTAACTTCGTTTCTTTTGCACCTCTTAAAAACCTTGGCCAGAGAGCCGCAACGATTCATGATTATCTTTATTCCATCCCTGAGTTCCCCAGGAAACTCGCAGATCAAATCCTGGAAGAAGCTCTTAACGTAACAGTTTATGATCCGGATTTAGCTAGAAATATGTATTTCGCTGTTCGGGTTTTCGGTGGTAAACATAAAAAAAGGAGAGAGGAGAAATGAAAGTAGAAAGACTGATTTTCGCTGGAACGCTTGCAGTTGTTTCTGTTATAAGTCTTTTTATTGGAGAGAAAGAAATGGGACTTATTGCCCTTGGTGCTATTGCTGCTATATTTACTCCACATAAAAATACAGAGAAATAAGGGGGTTCAAAATGGCTGGAACAATTTCACTTGGTAGTTTCGCGGATAACACTGTTGTTTTTGAAATGGATTATGATGATAATATGGATCTTCTTACTTTCCGCTGCCGGAATGATTCCGATCAGGGAGCATTTGGATTACTTACTAAAACTGATAGAGACGGAAATCATATAGCAGAAGTTCAATATGGTTTATCTGCTCCGGCGCATCAAATAACTACCTTAGCCTTGGAACAAGGAAAACAAGGAATTAGACTTTTTGCTGGGGTTAAACCGGGGCACTTTAATGGTTATGCAGTTGATTTGAGGTATCCATTCTAAAATGGCCGTTACATATCGTTCTATGTCCAGCGTTACTTATGCCGGTGGGCATACAACGGAAACGTTAACACCTCCATCTGGTTTAAGTAACGATGATATTCTTATCTTATCTGTTTACGCAGAATCTAGTGTCGTGTTAACACCCCCTGCGGGATTTACTTTAGTTCAATCACAGTCTATTTCTGCTGTTCCTCTTCAACATGTAGTTTGGTGGAAACGAGCAAGTAGTGAATCTGGAAATTATGTTGTAACTCATGCGGGTGGTGTTGGTGTCCCTTCTTCTGCTATGCTTGCAGCTTATAGTGGGTGCATTGCAACAGGTGATCCGGTTAATGTATCTAACAGTGCTCAGAGTGTAACAAACTTTCCAGATGTTGCTGTAACAACCACTGTAGCAAATACACATTTGTTATATCTATGTAGTAACGAAGCAACTGGAGCAGGTGTTACTCCCCCTACTGGGTTTACTGAAAGGGGAGATTTTAATCAACATGAGTTATCTGATAAACTGCAAGCCGCATCTGGTGCAACTGGGAATATTAAAACTGGGACTACTTCTTCTTATCATGGTGTCAGTATCTTAATTGCCCTAGCTCCTCCTGCAAGTGGAGGGACTACTTATACACAAGCTTTAACTGGGAATTGTCCTAGTGCTTCTGGAATTAATGTAATAAAAACTTTAAAAAACTTAGCCGGAACAAATACCGCCCCAAGTGGGAGCTTAGTTAAAAGTATAAATAAAAACTTAGCGGGTATAAATCCAGTCTTTTCCGGGGGATTAATAAAGCAAATTAACTTCAGCGTTTTAGGAAATTTTCCTAATTCTACTGGGAATATTTTTAAGTTAATTTACTTAAATTTACTTGGTGATTTAACCTCTGCTACTGGGGTAGCTAGTTCTTCTGGAGTTAGTTTTAATCAGCTTTTAAGTGGTGTATTTCCTAGTGGCAATGGATCGGTTATTAAAACAATTGGAAAAGGGCTAATTGGTGGTTTTACCAGCGGTACTGGGGAGATTGTTAAAAATATAAATAAAGGTATAACTGGTAATAATCCAAGTCCAATAGGAAGTTTAACTACTATTGCAACACTAAAAACTGCCCTTACGGGTATTATGTCTTCTATCTCCGGGGCTGTTACTACTATTATTAATCCACTAATTCCTACAATAACTAAGGTTTTAAAAATCCTTGGGGCAGGAGTTAAAAAACTTTTAGGAGGTTAAGATGAAACTGTTGGGAAAAGAGATTAGAACCAAAGACGGAAAAATGCTGGATTCTATAATTCAGATTATAAAAACCTATTGGCTTGCAAAGCAGATAAGAAAAGGAAAACTTCCAAGAGGTCGATCAAGAAAAGAAGTTATAGCTGCAATAACTGATAGTTATACTGGTATTATGGGAGAAATTTGGGGGGTTCTTTCTGTTAGAATTTATAGGGGAGAAACTGGTGAGTGGGAAGATGGGGGTTGTATTTCGATTAAAAAAGTAACAACTGCTTTTAGAGATCGAATAGTTGCTTCTCTTCAGAATTCCACAACTTCTCCATTGGATGTTTTTAAATACCATGCTTGTGGGACAGGAACTACCGCAGAAGCAAATACTCAAACTGCTCTTGTAACAGAAGTTGGGAGTCGTGTTTCTGGAACACAGGCTACTGATGGAAATGCAAATGTTTATAGAACAGTAGCGACTATTACTCCTGGTAATACGTATGCTATTACTGAACATGGAATTCTTTCTGCTGCCTCTGCTGGCGTTCTTATGGATAGGAGTGTTTTTGCAGCAATTAACGTTGGTGCTTCAGATTCTATTCAATTTACTTATGACTGCACTTTTAACGCTGAGAGTTAATTATGGATGTTAAAAACTTAAGCACAGTTGATGCAATTGGAAGGGAGTATGATGAATGCTCCTCTTCCGGGCTTTTAATTACTGATGGAGTTGTTATAGCAAGTAATAGTCAGTTAAGAGGCGTTGTTGTTTTAACTGATGGAACTAATGATGCTACGGTTATTATTTACGATAGCAAAACAGAAGCAAGTGGGAATGAGCTTTTTAAAATAACTGTTAGCGGAGCAGAAAATATAGGTGGGATTGTTAATTTAAAAGTAAAAGCAGAGAATGGAATTTTTATTTCCATAAGTGGTACTGGGGCTGAAGCAATTGTTTATTTTGTAGACGTGCAATAAAGGAGTTTGAAATGCCTAATGTCATACAGGGAAGTCCCGCTACTGGAACGATTTTAACATCTGGTGATATGGGCTATAAATACCCTTTTGATCTGGATTTAAAGCCTGGAAGTCAGTTACACAGTAAAATAATTGCTAAACTTTCTCAGTATGCAGAAGATTCATATACAGTTATGAGTAAAAGACATGGGACTTGGAATGAAATAGATAAAACTTTAAAAGTTTTCATTCCACTTTCTGAAGCAGAGAAATTAATAAAAGGTTCAGATAGTAGAAAACCAACTTCAATAGTTGTTCCTTATTCCTATGCAACACTTGAAACAATGCTTGCTTATATGATGAGAGCATTTCTTAGTGGGGATATTTTTCTTTTTGATGGAGTTGGGCCGGAAGATACTATCCCGGCGAAACTTTTAGAACTTGTAGTAAACCAGCAAGTAAGAAGGTTTAAAAGCACTCTTGATATTTATGCCTCTTTAAGAGATTCCCTATCTTACGGCATAGGGGCTACAACTCTTAACTGGAAAGAAGTTTGGGGAAAGAAACCGCAGAGAGTGGATATTCCCCAGTTTGATGCTTTTGGACTTCCCCTTCCCCCGCGAATTTCTAGGGAGAATATCCCGGCCCTTCTTTTTGAGGGGAATGAGTGCATAAACATAGATCCATACAGACTTCTTCCGGATCCGAATACTTCTATTCATAATTTGCAATCTATGGAATATATCGGATGGATAGATTTTATTAGTATGAATAGACTTCTTGCAGGAGAGGCAGAGGGAAGTAGGATTAATGTTAAATATCTAAACCAACAAGGGGCAATGCACAAGAGTTCTAAGTATTTCTCTGACCCCTCTAAAC